AGTGTAATTCTTTCGGAAGCAGGAGAATACTTTAACTTCTTCAGGACAACTGTAAGAACCCTTCTGGACTCAGATCCTATTGATGTAAACGTAGCTAGTACAAAGGTTACAAAGCTAAAGTCAGCAGTAGGATTCCAAGAGAACCTTATACTCTTTGGAGAGCGTGGGCAGTTTGTCCTTAAAGGAGGAGATCTACTCACTCCCAAAACAGTTTCAATAACACCAGTAACAAACTACGAGACAGACACAAGTACTCCACCACTAGAACTAGGTAGTTACATTTACTTTCCGTTTACCAGAGGAAGCTTTTCAGGAGTGCGTGAGTTCAGTGTAAATGCAACCTCTGACACTTTTGATTCAGTTGAGATAACAGCTCATGTACCTCAATACATTCCTTCAGACATTTTAGATATGGCAGGATCTACTACAGAGAACTGCATTTGTGTTGTGAGTGAGTCTGATAATAAAAGTATGTATGTGTACAAATATTATTGGGAAGGTGGTCAGAAGATACTAGCAAGTTGGAGTAAGTTTACATTCCCCTTCTCTGTTATTGGCTTTGATTTTGTTGAGAGTGATCTCTACATCGTGGCAACAAAGAATGGTAAGACTGAATTACTTGTATTGCCTTTTGAAGAGAAGCTTATTGATTCAGGAGCATCCTTTAATACTTATCTAGATCTTAGACAAAGTGCGACTGTATCGGGTACTTCAATCGCTCTCTCATTCACTCCAGAAAGTGATGACGTAATCCAAGTATATACAAGAGAGTCCGGTAGTACTAAGGCAGGAGCTTTGATACCTTCAACAGTTAGTGGAAGTACAGTTACAGTAAATGTATCGCATGACACAACCCCAGTTTGGGTAGGCATTAAGTACTCCATGAGCTACACCTTTAGTGAGCAGATGTTTAAGCAACGTGCTAACCAAAGAAGAAGTCCATCAGGATACCAAAGGCACTTCCTAAAAGGGGGTACTTTGTTCTTTGATGATACAGCCAGCTTTAAAGTAGAGGTTACACCAAAAGCTCGTGATACATACACCAACACATTCACTAGTAACATTGTAGGTTCAACAACAGTTGGAACACTTCCTATTGAGTCTGGTTCATTTAGTTTTCCTATAATGTCTTCAGCAAAGGATACAGTTATTAAAATAGTAAACGATTCAGCATTGCCTGGTAACTTCCAGTCAGCAGAGTTTGAATCATTCATCCACTCAAGATCAAGACGTGTTTGATAGATCAGTAATTAAGTACCCATCGATTGAGATTGTTGAAGCTCACCCAGATCATGCAGATTATCTTGCACCCAGGCTTCGTGCAGGAGACAAGATGGAATGTATGTGCCTTGGAAAGAAACCAATAGAAGCTCTTCAGGATGCCTTTAAGTATGATCTGGCTACCTTGTCAGCTATGAATAAGGAAGGGAATCCTATTGCTATGTTTGGCGTAGGCGAAGGAGACTTCTTTCCCTATCTATGGATGCTAGGAACTGATGAATTATCCAAGAAACATAAGAAAGATTTTGTAAGGTACTCAAAGCAATGGGTGAATGAGTTGTTGAATCTTACCGGAGGAATAGCAGGTAACTTTGTCTACAAATACAACAGGCCAGCGGTTCGATGGTTACGTTGGGTAGGCGCAGACTTTACAGGAGAGATAGAATTTAACAACGAACCTTTTTACAAATTTATATTAATTAACAACACTAACGAAGTAGAAGAAGAAGAATAATTTATGTGTACAGCATTAGTATCAGCAGCCGTGGGCGTGGCTCAAACAGTGTCTTCAATACAAGGCCAAAGACAGCAAGCAGAAATGCAGGAACAAGCTCAAGCCAACGCTTCAGTCCAAGAAAGACAAAGATATCTTGCAGAAGTATCTGCCATGCGAACCCAACAGCAACAGGAGATGATTTCAAGGGCGCAGAGGATTCAAGAAGCCAACAGAAAAGCTATGGAAGCCAGAGCCACTGCTAGGGTAAGCGCAGGGGAGTCAGGAGTAAGTGGACTTAGTGTTGATGCTCTTATGGGAGATTTAACAAGAAAAGAAGCTGAATATACTTTCTCAGAACAAAGGCAAGCAGAGATGACTGATGTTAATAGACAGATTCAATTACAGGAGTCAGGAATAGGATTTAATAGAAATATGCTTCGCATTAACAAACCGATAGAACAACCAGATTACCTTGGGTCAGCCCTTGGAGGAATACAATCAGGGTTAAGTACTTACTCATCACTCAAATAAATTAATTTAAAACATGGCACAGAAACCAAGAACTCAAGTAGACGTACCTTTTGGACAAGCACCTTTACGACCTGCTATACAAGGTGCAGGAAGAAACCAAGTGTTTGTAGCACCTCTTCCAAGACAGACATCAGCCCAAGTACTTGCAAAGAACCTGTCTCAATTCAGTCAGGTATTAGGTCAGTTTAGCAACGTACAAAAGCAAAGGGGAAGAGAAGCTGCTATGGCCCTCACAAATGATGAGGTCATTGCTCAGATAGATGGAAGTAGCCCTAGAAGATTTAATCCTTTTGATAAGATAGGTTTTCAGAAACAATTTAGTGAAGACGTTTACGCTAGAGGATTTGATTTAAAAGTTAAACCACAACTCACTCAATTAGGAAATGATATTAAAAGAATGGGTGTTGAAAGAGTTCCAGACGCTATAGCTTTAGATAAAGTTATTACGGAGGGTCTTGATAAAATAAACCAAGAAACTCTTGAAAGTGTAGGAGACGATGATTTTCAAAAGTACGCACACAATGTTTTGTTTTCAAACGCTTCTGCTACCTTTAGGGCAAATACAAATGAATCTTGGAATTTTGACAGGCAACAATATTTAAAAGACGCTTCTGCTGAAGGAGCAGGAAGAAGTCTAGAGAATTCTGTAGACAACCCATCCATACCTGTAGGCAAAGTTGTAGTACAACCTAAACATAGAGCTACAGCTTATGGAGGAGCTTCTATAGATCCTACAACAGCAGAAGATCAAGAAAAAGCTGACAGAGGAGTTTCTGGGTACGAAGGGTTTAGTCAGACAGTTGGAGCTTCTGGAAGAAAACTTATTCCAGGATACAGCGTTGCCTCTAACTATTATCCTCAAGGAACTATCCTCGACATAGATGGCAAGGAATATCGAGTAGATGACACAGGTGGAATGAGTTTAAATGTTATAGACTTTTATGCAGGGGATGACAAAAAGATGTATGATGCTTTTGCTAAGAAAAAGATTAAGTCAGTAAAAGTTGTAGACCCCTCCTCTAAGTCAGGAGATAACATAAAAGAAGGGGTACAATCTTGGGTAAGTTCTATTGACGAAAAACTTGCAAACTCAGGACACACTACAACAGGGGCAAGAAAAGCAGTCATAAGAAAAGCAGTTGATGATGTTGTAATGAAACACGCAATAGAAGGTGATTTTATAAAAGCAAGAGAGATAGCCGAAAGTCTTGAAGACTCCACTGCAAACAATGTTCCTATATTCAAAGGAGATGATTACGTCCCTTCTTTATTAAGAAAGATTCAAAATGAAGAAGAAGCTCAAACTGCTGCAAACGCCAAAGAGCATCCCAACGCTGTTGAAGAATATTTTAGAAATCAAATAAGCCCTGAGATAAATGCTTTAAAAAAGACACAAGCTGAAACAAGTAGAGAAGCAAATCTTTTTGTAGAACCTTTAGGAGAAGAACCTTTTGAAACCTATATCGAAAAACTCATTAATAAACCCAACGAAGAATGGTTAAAAGAAGAGTGGACTTTAGGAAGTGAGACAAGAGTAAATTTACTAAGAGAAAAGTTATCCGAGTACTTAGTTAAAGAAGGGGAGAATAATGACGTTGCGATGGAAAAACTTCTTCCAGACGGAGACACAGGATACTTGCTCAATACTTATGTCGATTCAACTTCAATAGAAAATGCATATAAAAGTAAGGCAAACTATGAAGATTATTTTGTAGAACAAATTTTAAGGGATGGTAATTCAAAATTAACTTTAAAACCAAACTACGCAAACCATTTAAACCTTCTTCTAAATAGAGAAACTATTGCTTTCAATACTAAAATGAGAGCAAAAGGAAGAGCTTTAGTTAGAGACGTTTCTTTAAATAACCAAGAAAGAGAAACTATAATGAGAGGGTATGCTAGCGATCAAGCTGAATTTACAAGGAATAAAATACAGAGAGATTTTGACGGCTTTATAAATAACGACAATTCAACGCCTGATAAAACAACATCTTCTAAATCAAGCTTATTAGAAAAAACAACTGAAATGTTTGATAGGGGAGGAGCTACAGAAGAAGAGTCTGAAAAATTGGCAAGAGGTAGGCTTCTAAGAAGTTCAGATACTTTTCCTGCTACTAAAGATAATACTCCAGATGTTGCCTTAGAGTCCAACTTTGGATGGCGTGACACTGGTAAAAATAATAATTACGAAAAAGCTGATTACGACAGATATAACGAGTTAAAAAATAAAACTCAAAATGCCGGACTGTTTAAAGAGGAAAGTAAGATTGACGAGTTCTTTAAGAATAATAAAGCAATAATAAGGAAGTCTGATTTTGTTCCTGACTTAATTGAAATAATTCAAACAGGAAAATTAGGTGAAACAAGTAGCTCTGATTACATTTCAGGATTTTCGACTGGGGTAACTTTTGATGAAGAACAGGTGTTTGAAAGAAAAGCAGAAATGTTTGATTTAATAAGTGAATCTGGAATTTCAGTTGTGGAAGCAATATCTGGGAATATAAATGTAGGAGAGTCTTCATATAACGTTAGAAGAATTGTTAAAGAAAATTGGAGTGCTATGCCTATCCTTACTTGGAAAAACATATCTAGTTATGAAGAAAACCCTAAGAATAATGATTTTATAATAGAAGATATAATAAGAGCAAACGACCTTGATATAACAGTAGACACATTTGTTAAGGCTCAAAAAGAAATTTTTAAAAGAAACATTACTCCCAATAACCAACAAGAACAATAATGGCGATATCAGATTTATACAAACAAGGGGCAAAGGCTGCGAGAACTGCCGGATCAGGGTTACAACAAGCAAGGGCTACTGAAGCAGGATTACAACAAACTCAACAACTCACTCCAGAAAAACAAGCAATAAAAGATCAAGACAACGCACAGGATGAAGAAGACCCAAGCGTTATTAAAGACGTTGCTTTAGCACCCTTTAGAGGAGTGTTGGAAGCTGCTACAGGTATAATTGACTTAGCCGATGCAGTAGCTCCAGGAGACTGGATTGATGATGAGTTTTCTTTAAACTTTTTAGGAGAGTCTCAAACAGCAGCAGGAGGTTTTGTTTCCGGAGTATCCCAATTCTTAACAGGATTTTTTCCTGGGCTAGGCGTAGCAAGTAAAGTTGGAAAAGCTACTAAATTAACAAAGCTTGCCAAGGAAGGCTCTAAATTAGAAAAGGCTGGTAAGTATGTTGTAAAACCTATGGCAGCCGGAGCTATTGCTGATTTCTCAGTATTTGATGGGCAGGAAGCTAGATTAAGTGATTTAATTGAACAGTACCCAAACCTTTCTAACCCCATAACACAGTACTTAAAGTATGAAGGTAATAATGATGGTGAGTTAGAGGGTAGATTAAAAAACGTATACGAAGGACTTATTCTTGAAGGAATTGTAGGAGGAACTCTTGTTGCTTTTGTAAAAAGTTTAAAGGCACTACGTTCTTATAGAAAGGGTGTTGATAGTGGTTTAAATAAGAAAGAGGCAGCTTCTAAGGGATCTCAAGAGTTTTACAAAGAAGACCCAACAACAGAAAACATAGCTAAACCTGACGAAAACATTTTAAATTTAAAAGATACTGAAGACGGAATTGTTACTTTACCAGAATTGCAGTATGAAGCCATTGGTATAGGCGTTCGTGTAAAAGATGTAGACGGCAAAGTTAAAGATATAGAAACTTTAAGTGCAGAAGTAACAGAAGCTAAAGCTACTTTAAAAGCAAAAGGAATACCTAGAATAGGCCTTGAAGGTCTAGCAGATGCGGTCAGCAACTTAGAGAAAAAATTCAATTTAGATGAAGTTGAATTTATACCTGTTCAAAGTGGAAAAAATTATTTCTTACAATATAAAAGCACTGACAAACCAGGACAGATATTTAGTCTTATTGAAATTGATGGGCCTAATGGCGCAGCTAATCAAAAAGATTTTATTAAAAGAGTAAAAGAAATAGACACATCGCTTAAAAAACTAAAAAAAGGTAAGGTTTATAATCCCGAAGTTTTAAAGAAATTTGGCATCGCCAAAGAAACAGACGAAGTAGTTTCCTTCACTGGAAGATCGACTACTGGGCCTTTTACTGTTCATTATAGAGCTAACGGCAAATCCGATTCTGTTCACGTTAGTAATGAGGAGGGTAAGTTATATGATACACATGAATTTGCTGAAGAAAATAATGCTAATGAAGGTTTCTGGGAAGTTGAATTACACTCTAACCCAAAGAATAAACAAGAAGCAGACGAAGTAGTTACCTTTGAACTTAAACCTGGAAGAAAAATAAGTGAACTAAAAGAGGACGTTCAGAAAAGATTTGATGAAATAAAAGGTGAAGACAAAACTGGAGGAACAGCAGCAGTTGTTAGTGGAGTCCTTAGAGAAGTTGGGTCTTCTTCAGAAATAGAACAACTCATAGGTACTACAGCAAGAGAACTTAGTTCGGCAGGTAAATTAGATGAAATAAGTGGAGATGCTTTTAAAGAACTAGATTTTGCAGCAGACGGCAAAGGGCCAAAAACTGAGGTGTCTTTACAAGCTATAAAAGAAGGACAAGATGTAGAGTTCCATAAAAAATGGTTAGAGCAAAACGCTGCTAGTTTTATGGTACTAAGGCAATCAGGAGAACAAGCTGTATCTTCTGCAAGAGCTTATCTAGATGACATAGATAACCCAGAAGCTTTGAGAGAGTTTATTGATTCACTTGCTGTTTATGGCGAAGCAAACCGAGTAAATGCTATAAGAGCTAGAAGAGACTCAATGGCTTTGCATCAAAGAAAGTACTTTAAAAACTCAACTGGTGATTATAAAGACATAGAAATAAATCCTGTTAAAGCCGATAACGCAACAACCGAAGATTATACAAACTTTTTACAAGAAAGACTAGGGTCAAAAGATCCACAAAAACTAGCGCAAGAATTAGCTGTTGTTGATAACATTGATGATTTAATTCACAAACTCAACGCAACAAAGAAAATAGCAGAAAAGACTGCTGGTAGAAAGATGTTAGACATAACCCAGGAGTATTGGATAAACAGTATTCTTAGTGGCCCTGCAACTCAGTTTGTTAACATGATAGGTAACGGATTAACTAACCTAATGTTGTTTGCAGAAAAGTCTGTAGGATCAATACTTAGTGGAAATAGCGATTTAAGAAAAGCTTTATTTAGTTATGGCTACAACATGGAAACGCTTAAAGAATCTTTTGATGCTGCTGTTTTAGCCTTTAAAACCGATGATTCAATTTTAGTTAGAGGAAGCAAACAATTTAGTGATACGTCTTCTGAAGCTGATAGAGCTATTACAGCTAAAAACTTAAATGTAGCGGATAAAAGTGCTTTAGGAATGTCTGTTAATTTCTTAGGAAAGGTAACAAGACTTCCATCGAGACTCCTTACTACCGGAGATGAGTTCTTTAAAAACCTTTCTTACAGGCAGTACCTGCGAACAGAACTTGCAAGTGACGCTGTTAGAAAGATGAGAATGGGAGAAGACCTCGGAGAAAACATTTCTTCTATAACTGAATATGTAGAAAAAAATCTAAAGAACTACATCAATGAGGGAGGGCATTATTACAGCCAGAAAGGTAAACTAATAGAAGCCAAGAGAGCAGCAGAGAAAGCTGGTAAAACATTTGGTAAAGGACAAGAAGAATTTATTGCTAAACAGCTTAAAAAAGATCCTTTTAGTGCAACTTCATCTAGATCTATATTAGCAGAAAAAGCAGTAAACCATGCAAAGAATGCCACATTTACTGATGAGCTTCCAAAGGATGGGATATTTAATGCGTTTGCTAATATACTAACAAAGCATCCAATACTAAAATTCGTTGTTCCTTTTCTTCGAACCCCAGCAAACATTTTAAAGTTTGGATTACAGAGAAGTCCTGTAGGTCTTTCAATGGAACTTACTAAAAGGTTAAGTAAAGAGTATAGGGTAAAACTTAAAAACGGAACTCCTACAGAGATTGCTGAAATAAGAGGAAGATTAGCAACAGGAAGTTTAACTACAGCGGCTACACTTCATTATGTTATGGGAGGAGAAATGCCTATGGGCTTTCAAATAACTGGAGGAGGCCCACAAAATAGGAAAGAAAGAGACGCACTTAGAGCCACAGGATGGCAGCCTTATTCTATAAGAATGCCTAATGGTACTTATCTAAGTTATCAACGTCTTGATCCTATAGCCACTATGATGCAAATGGCAGCAGATTATAGGGACTACTTAATATATGAAATACCAGATGATGACGATAGAGGAGCAGCAGAATTATTTGCTAATATGTCAATGGTATACGCTGTTGGCTTATCCGATAAAACTTTCTTAAAAGGTGTTAACAATATGCTAAACATATTTAGAGATCCTGAATATTATGTTCCTAAGTTAGGTAAAGACATAAGCGGAGGTTTCGTGCCTAATATTCTAAATCAATCTAAAAACTATCAAGCTGAGATAATAGTCAGAGAAGCTAAAGGATTTAGCGATACTTTTCTAAAAAGAATACCAGGAGCAGAAAAAGAGGTAGCACCTAAAAGAACAATCTTAGGCGATGAGGTTTACAGGAAAAATCCTTTGGGACTTCTTGGGGTTGTTAATCCTATTTATATATCATCAGAAAAAAATGACATTGTAGATTCAGAAATAGCAGCAACAGGTCATGGATATTCAATGCCACCTAAGTATTTGTTTGGAATTAAAGACATTGATTTGTCTCAAATAAAATCAAGTGCAGGAAATTACGACTCTTATGATCGTTTACTTGAGTTGTCCTCTACCATAAAAATAAATGGAAAAACTTTAAGAGGAAAACTTAAACAGATAATGGGTAAAGAAAGTTATAAGAAATTAAAAAATATTGATCTTTATCAAAGCACAGCAGAAAAATCTCCTAAAATAGATATTATAAATTCAATTATAAGTTCATATAGAAACAAAGCTAGAGCGCAACTTTTAAAAGAAAACCCAGAAATTTTAGAGCAATACAAACAATCTTTAAAGTTAAGGAGAGAAGTGCTATCGCCTCAATCTTAAATTTAAAATCAATTAACAACAACAACTCACTAACAATTAATTAATCACTTATGGCAAATTCATATATAGAATATACAGCATCAGGTACAGGGACAAACGCTCTGGGACAGACTACGTTTAGTTATAGTAGCGTAGATGTTTTAAATGGAAACGATGTCAACGCATTTGGTCTACTTAGTAATGATGCTAAAACAACACTTACAGTTTCTTCAAGAGACACGACAGCTAAAACAATAACACTTAGTGCGCCCCCTTCTGCTTTATCTTTTGTAAAAGTAAGAGTGTACCGACAGACAACTTCAGATGCTCTTGTAGATTTTGTTGACGGCGCACGCCTGACCGAGAGTGATTTGGATACAGCTTATAAGCAAGGACTGTTTGTTGCTCAAGAAGTATCAGAAGATGCAGGGGCAGTTGGGATTACAAACACCACCAACCTGTCGCTGAGTGGAACTACAACTGTAGCAAACTTGACTGCTACTGGAACTGTGAGTATCCCTACTGCAAACTATGCGAAAGCGTATGTCACCAATAGCGCACCACAAACTTTAGCAGCTAATACACTGACAGACGTTGTTCTAAACGATGAGCAAAGAGATAATAAAAGTGCCTTTGCAAACAATACATTTACGCCTCCTGTAACAGGGTATTATTGTATTCAAGGGCAAGTGGAGGTGACTTGTACTGATCCTAATGACCTTTCGCACGTTGAAATACAGATAGATAAATCGGGATCTGCTATGGACGGCACAATTCAAAGTATATCTGAAACACACGCATCTAACTCAAACATGACTAAAGCGTCAGTAAGTACCTTTGTTATTGAATATTTGACATCCAGTAATCCTATTAAACTGCGAGTAAAAGCTAATTGTGGAGCAGGAGCATTACAAATAGTTGCCCAACGTGCAGCTTTAGGAATATTTCAACTAGCATAAGCAACCAGAAATGAACAATCAATTCACAACACCCACAGTCGGTGTTTTAGGTCTACTTGCGAACATTACTCTTGGTGATGTGAACGAGCTTCTTGCTGTAATGGTAGGTCTGGCAACACTAGTTTACATGAGCATAAAGATAATTAAGGAAATACGTAAAAAGGATAAATAACTATATGAGTAACAACGAAAAAGAAAACATGGGGAGAATGTATACTTTACAGGATCTTCTGACAGATGAGTTCATAGCCAGGATAAAAATAGGCGATGCAGAACCATCTTTACTAAACGCTGCTAGGCAGTATCTTAAAGACAACGGAGTTCATTCAGGACTTAAACAAGACACTAAGATACAAGACCTTGTAAGCGTTCTTCCGTTTAAAGAGGAAGAAGAGGAACCTATATCTAAAGTAAATTAAAACAAATAAACATGGAAGAGTTAAAGGACTTCAGAAACTTCCTTTACCTTGTTTGGAAGCAACTCAATCTCCCAGACCCCACCGACATACAGTACGAGATTGCAGAATGGATGCAGAATGGCCCTAAGAGGTCTGTTATCCAAGGCTTCCGAGGCGTAGGTAAATCATGGATATGTTCCGCTTATGTGGTACACCAGTTACTATTAGATCCCTCAAAGAACATCTTAGTGTGTTCAGCGAGTAAAACAAGAGCCGATGATTTCTCTACGTTCACCTTGAGGCTGATACATGAGATGCCTCTACTGGCCCATTTGATCCCCACGGACAAACAAAGATTTTCAAAGATAAGTTTTGATGTTGGTCCTGCTCCAGCTAGTCATGCTCCGAGCGTTAAGTCGCTAGGCATTACCTCCCAACTGACTGGAAGCAGGGCTGACATTATTGTGGCCGATGACGTGGAGGTTCCAAACAACTCAGCTACGCAAGGCATGAGAGACAAGCTAGGTGAACAGGTTAAGGAGTTCGAGTCCATATTAAAACCTGATAAGGATTCTAGGATTGTCTTTCTGGGTACACCTCAATGTGAAGACTCACTCTACAATAAATTACTAGAGAGAGACTACACAGCTTGCATATGGCCTTGCAAGTATGTAGCTCCCAAAGATAACGAGAAAAAGTACTATGGAAGAGTTAGCCCACTTTGCGTATCTGAGGAAAAGAAGAACAAGTCCACAGAACCTATAAGGTTTAGCGAGATAGACCTGGCAGAACGAGAGGTCAGTTATGGAAAAGCTGGCTTCGCTATGCAGTTTATGCTGGATAGTAAGCTGTCAGATATTGATCGATATCCCCTAAAGGTTAACGATTTGCTTGTCATGGATATAGACGATGAGGTGGCACCTGAAAAAGTTGTATGGGCGCAATCACCAGACCTAGTATGGGCCGGAGATGTACCTAACGTAGGCTTTACAGGAGACAGGTTCTATAGACCTTTCAAGCAAGTTGGTGACATGATTGATTTCACAGGATCAGTTATGTCCATTGACCCTTCAGGACGAGGGCGTGATGAAACTTCCTGGGCAATCGTCAAGATGCTTAATGGTTATCTTTACGTCCCAGACGCAGGAGGAATGCAAGGGGGATATGGAGAAGATGTCCTTAAGGTTCTTGCAATGAAAGCAAAGAAACATAAGGTCAACTACATCATTGTAGAGAGCAACTTTGGTGATGGTATGTTTAGTGAGTTGTTTAAACCTTTTCTAAATAAGATACACCCCTGCACTATTGAAGAAGTACGCCACAGTGTTCAGAAGGAACGAAGGATTATTGACACACTGGAACCAGTAATGAGCCAACATAAACTTATTATATCTCCTGATGTTATTAGAGATGACTTCAATACTGCTCAACATTATCCTCTTGAATCTCAACTCAAATACCAACTCATTTATCAACTGTCCAGGATCACCAGAGACAGAGGTGCCATTACACACGATGACAGACTGGATGCCCTATCGATGGCAGTAGCTTATTGGGCTGAACAGATGTCTCAGGATGCCGAAAGAAAGATGAAGGATCGAAAGGAAGATTTACTGGATGAAGAGCTACAAAAGATGGCTAACAGTTATTTTGGTAATAAAGATCACAATAGGAATAGCCCTAACTGGCTTTAGGATCGACGAGGTGGGCTTTAAGATAACTTTAGGTCACATGATACCATTTTAAACACTACGACAATTTTAAAGGACAAATATGAAGCAAATAAAAAAGGGGCTGTTTGAAGCTCAAGAAGCAATCAGTAGAGCAATCGAATCAATTGAGGAACTTGAGAAGCTAAAGGAGCAACCAAAAACACCCATTCCCTTTCCAACAAATAGCATTCCTAGAGAAGAACTGAACGTTGCAATATGCGTAGGACACTCAAGGAAAGGAGATACTGGTGCCGTAAGCTGCGGAGGTACAAACGAATGGACATACAATAAGAAAGTTGCAGAACACTTGAAAAGTGACCTCCAAGAGTACGGCATCAGTAGCTTTGTTGTAGATAATTACGGAGGCACCTACGGCTCCTACACGTCTGCTATGAACTGGCTGATAAAGTACCTAAAGGATCAAAAGGCTTCCGTTGCCATAGAACTGCACTTCAATGCCTCAAGCAACTCAAAGGCAGAAGGAATGGAAATGCTCTACTGGAATACCTCTAGGATCGGCCTGAGCCTTGCAGAATATTTACTGAGAGGATGCCAAAAGTATTTCCCTCTAACAGCCAGCAGAGGTGCCAAGAAAAGAGACACAGGCAGCAGAGGTGCTACATTCCTCAGAGGAACCCATTGCCCTGCCGTAATCACCGAACCCTTCTTCGGAACCAATGAACACGACTGGATTACTTTTGCTGATCATGAACACGTTTTAAGCCAAGCTCTCGCTAGAGGAATTAAGGAATGGAGCGATGAACACATCATCCTATAAAAATAGGGGTGTTGAATTTACTACTGTATATGAAGGAATGGGGAAAGGGAAGCTAAAGACCCCTTCGGGGGAGGCAATACTCCTTACTTAGATAATTAGATATATGAAATATGGACAATTGGATAAGTGGTTTATAGATAACAACTCAATAACTCAATGTTAAGGTATGTTAAGGTATGTTAAGGTACTATAAGGTTTATAGATAAGGTTTAGATAACAACTCAATAACTCAATGTTAAGGTATGTTAAGGTACTATATGTATATATGTATAAAGGTGTTAGCTTTATGTTATATATGTATATAAGTGTTAACTCTTGATGTTAAGTATTATGTTAAGAGTGAGTTAATGAGTTATTCCTAACCACCTTACTTTCGATACAAAAATCTGTTGGGGTAATATATACGCACACGCATTCGAAATTCCCCCAAACCAGGTTGAATCGATCAAATGTAGCCTAAAATGATAGTTAAATAGGGGGGGCATTGTCTGTTGAATTTGTCAGGATTTGCAAATGAGACTGCAATAATAGTATTTGCAACAGAATGTATATATTGAGTGAATGAGTTTATTGATTAAATCGCATGGACCTGGCTTTATTGGTCCGGATCTATTGGCCTTTTGATTTATTCATATGTCTTTCTTTGTATGCTTGTTTTTATTTTCTAACGTATTCACTTTGTAACTACTCAACCAATAATTAACTAATGACTGATAAAGAAACTTACAGACCTAAATCAATTCAGATTGCCGGCATCGCTTTTAGAATCCAATACAAAGCCATTAATGATTACGGACTTTGTGACATTGACAAGAAACTAATCACAATAAGAGAAACGTTAACAAACCAGGAGACACTAGAAACCATTTTACATGAATCACTTCACGCTTGCTTAGCTGTCAGCGGCCTATCGTATCTATTGGACAATGAAGAAACTGAAGAGGCACTAATACGTTGTATTGATCACTTATATATTCCAATAGTAAGGAGCCAGCTATCCAGGTACAAAAGAAAAGAATAATTAGCCTTAATAATTAAATGAACAAAAAGTAATGAAAAAAAGTACCCAAATGATTTGCTTTTGTTTTTATGTGTGGAATACTTAAAACAGTTATTTAACCTAACCAATCCAATAAAATGAAAATGACACTAGACGAATTAAGGGAAGATATTGCTTTCAATCTGCCCAGATATTTAACACCGACTGAATTAAAAAAGTTAAGAGATCATGAAAAATTGCATGATGATGAATATGATGAATATGAAGCAAAGCTAATTAATAAAGTATTTATCCGCAAGCAAGGCTATTCTGTCACACTAACAGGCGAACAATGGAAAGCCTTATAAAAACCTTAAAGTAATTAACCTAACTACTAACCTATAAAATAAATGAACAAAAAACTAATTATCGATTTAGTCGAATCCGATAGTAATCTAGGACTTTGTACTTCTTGCAATGAAATTGCGGAATGTATCGAACCGGATGCTAGAAACTACACTTGCGAATCTTGCGGTGAAAATAAAGTATTTGGAGCTGAAGAGCTTTTGATTACGCTTATATAACGAGTAAATGGAATTTTTATTGCTTGTCCTAATAGCCACTTGCATTCTTTGCATAGTTACAGCAATCGCTGAAAAATACTTTTAATCATTGAATCCTGGATTGCTGATTGATTTTAGTTTTCCAGGCTTCAGTTATTAACCTAACCAACCCAAACGAATGAACAAAAAAAAGTATGTGTTTAATAAAGCACTTGCACTTGAATTAGTGGAGCTTGTTAATCAAATAGAGACTAAAGGAATAGAGCCAGTATTAAAGGCCCTAGAAGAAATAGAAAAGCAATCCGGTAACAGTCGAGGCAGTTGGGGCCATTATGCCAATAAATTTAAATCATTGTTATTAGATAGCGGTGATAGTATTCCTTTTTCTATTTTTGCAAGCGGTGGAAATAGTAAACTTCCTTTTGTTAGTTTTTCAACAATACCAGGAGCAACTTGTCCGGGGGCTGGAGAATGCCTTGATTTTTGTTA